GCTGGAGTTTTTATAATAAATGTCCCTCCAGACTTTTCGGAGATCTCATATTCTTCGAAATCAGTGCCTGAATTGATATTTCCAGACTCCAAATCAAAGGAGAACTTATTGGTTGTGGCGCAGACTGGGCATGTTACCTGGGTATCATAGCTTGGGCCGTAGCCAGTTACTCTGGCGCCAATAAGAATTGCATTTTTATCCCCCACATATAGGGAATCTAAATTGATTCTTTTATCTACAAGGATATTCTGCAAGAACCTATCAAGAGCTATGCCCTTCTTAAGGAGCGCCCTTGATGTCAAAATATCTTCATCTTTCGCCGTCATATGACGAATTTCCACCACACTTTCGTTGTGCAATGGATGATCTTCTGAATAATAGCGGCCTTCTGTTGGAAGTTCGACAAATTCTGTTGGTGTCGAAAAATCAAGAGGGGCCATGTTTGGCGGAAGGGATGAATCCTCCGCCTTATTTTTACTTTCGGCGCCTCCGGTGCGCCGAGAATTATTTCTAGCCAAATATCACCTCACATTTCATTTTAGCTACTGCCGGGATTAAAGAAAGTATTGTCATCAACGCCTTTTCCATCAGGACGCTTTGCTCCAGTTTCGGAGGAAAGCTGGGTTTCGATTATCGCCCAGTCATAACGGATTGTTAAAGTAATCTCTGTCATATCATCACTTGAATAATCCAGATCTCCATATGTAACGCCTGTAATAAACGGGTTCCACAGGGTCCAGGTTTCAAGCGCGTTTCCAACAGAATCGATCTGAGAGATAACTACTGATCCCATTGCTGCGACTGATGCCTGCTTTGAAATGGTTGTTGTATCTGTCACGTCTTTGGGGGGATTGTATCCGCCTGCTCTGATGATTGCGGCTGTATTAATTGCTGCATCTGGACTAACTGGGTCAACCAAGGTGACTGTCACCTCTGCCCACTCAGCTCGGCCTGGATAATAGAACTTATGGTTCAAAAAATTGTGTTCAACTGTTGAGATTGAAATTTCTGGCTTTTTACAGGTTTTGGCGTACCAAGTTGCCCCGTTAGGCATTCTACCTATATCAACCAAAAATCTATATGCTCTTTTCGGATCTTCAAATTGTGCATCTGTCCAAAACGCCATTTAACTAATTCTCCCTTTTGTCAAGTCTTGTACTTCTAAATAGTATTTAAAAAGTTTATTCGTCCGTTTAATCATCAAAAGATGCTCCCGTTCTGGTGATTACAAAATCAACTGCGATAAACTCGATTGCTCTAGCCGGCTTGAGGAAGATTTTAGCATACATAATGTTTTGATCTACCAAGTCTGGCGTTGTGGTGGTGTCGTCTAAGATAACCCTCCATTCGCTCAATCCCAAACGAGACTGAACGCTGGCTAAAAATGGCCTAACTTCTCCCAAGAACCTATTCCAAGTTACTTGGACATTTTGATCAAACAAAATTCCTGAAGAAATTCTTGAGACCTGCTTCTTAATGTAGATCAGTAGTCGACGAACATTAATTCGGTCGAGCGCGGAGCGAGTAACTTGAAGCGTTTTTTGTCCGAATACGACCAGGCCTTCCGATGGGAAAGAGGCGATTGGATTAATATTTGCTTCATATAGTTTATCTCTATCTTTAGAGGTAAGTCTCTTAGTGATGTTGGTTACTGGCCATCCGGCTGAACCGTCTGTTAAGCCACCGCGATTGAATCCTGCGGGTGCAAACCAAACCTCTGATTTAGCCTGCGAAGAGGCCAGAGTACCCAGAGCAACTACAGATGGAGGAGCCCATAACAAGTTGTTGGAGATGGTGTCTAGCAGCTGAACCCATGGGTAGTAGGTGCATGCGTAAGAGGAGTTGATCCCCCTGTCTCTCAGGCCGTCGACACATTCAGAAATTGTGAATTGGTTTCTTTGTTCGAATGTGTTTGTCGAGTCGGTGAACGGAGTGTATACATCCGGCAAATCAATGATGGCGAGTGCATCTCCTCTGTCCTCGCATGTATCTATCACATGTTGAGTTAAAGTTGAATTGGTCACACCTGGGATCGTCACGATATTGCATTCGACGAATTCTGGATCCTTTATTGTGTCCACAGCTCTCTTGATGGAGTTATAAGCATAGTTTGCAGTATCTAAGTCGCCGCCAGTGCTGAGAATTCCATTTCTAAACGGCTCTGCCTCTGTAATGTCGAGACCATCAAAGCCGCCATAAAGAGGTGCTACAATTTTGTCGTAGCCGGCGCTCAAGATTGACTGCCAAGACCCCTGGGCCGTGGCCGAGTTGCCATTCTTCCTCGCATCCTGCTTCCAGAATGATGTGGCCGAGCCACTAGTTACGACGTCGTCAAGAGTTACGGTCCAGCTATATTCCACCAAGTCATCGCTGATGCCCGCCAAGGTATCTTCGGAGGTTACCCCATCGGGGCGTCTCCAGAGGTAATCCCCCCAAGAAGAATCTTTTCTGGATGAATTTCTGGAAATTGTTGACATTGGCCCGAAGCACGCATCAGTTGGATCGGCGAGGCCGCCGTCAGAGGCAGAAAGTCTCAAAAGTTGTTTTGGAAAGTCAAGCTGCAATCCGGTAACTGTACAGGTACCGTCGCCCAACCAAATTCCGTCGGCTGGACAAATCTCTCCGGCTGGCGCTGTGGCACCCGGTGTCGAACCAGAGGCCAACACAAAGGCGTTAGCTGGGATTGCACCAGATTTGGTGTAATTGATTGTTTTAAATCTGAGAGGACCAGTGACACCGAAAGGAAGCATTTTTGGATTAAGACCTGAAACATCTGGATTCATGTCCACTCTAATATACTTTGACTTGTTAGCGTATTGGCCGTATTGTCTCAGTACTCTCTGTGTATAATCAAAGCTATAATAGGTATCTCCGATGACTCTTCCTATGAAGTTTTCAGAGGCGGGGTTTAGGTTTACGTTTGTCCACCTTTCCACTATCTGTATAACATTATCTCTATCGGAGGCTGCTCTAACTACAATACTAAAAGAGCCATATGGGTCCGACTTGTTTGTAGATGCCTTTATATCCTGAACTGCAATCTTAAGATTGTTCTGGATCCATCGTCCGCCGTCTAGCGAAACGAACCGGAATAATTTTGTCATGGCTGAAGGATCAAAGGCTGCGAAGTCGTTCGATAAATCTTGAGAAAAGAAATAACCGGTTTTGGCTGTCTGAAAGTCGATGCCCTTGTAATCGTCTCTATCTAGGGAACCTGATGCCAAGGGGAGCAAGACTGCTCGGGATGACCTATCAAGGCCGCCGAGAGCTTCTTCAACATCTGTCTCGAAAGACTCTCCGAGCCAATATAGGTTTTCTCCGTTTTTAAGGGTCGTTGGGTTGACGAATGCATCGTTGGTTAATTGTGGATTTGTATTCAGAACACTCCGAATATTCAAATCACTGTCTCTATCAAAATTAAATGCAGTTGAAAGCGTGGGGGTACCTCCTGGAGTGGTTGCTCCAGTTGTGCTCGCGGGTGCCGTGAAGCCAAGGGCCGCCGTGGCGGTGCCTCCCGTAATATTAATTATTGATGACGTTCCGTCTTTGGAAAGTGTTGTAAGGACAAGGTCTGGATCTGCATTTTGTGTTACAGTTAAGCCCGCGATTGCTGCCTCGATGACCGCTTTTGCCTCTGCGAAAGTTACCGCTCCATTGTCTACAACGTTTCCTGCGCCTGCTGTTGGCGTGAAAGACATACCACCTAATGTAACGGCTGTCGATGTCGCATTGACTGCAATAGTTGAGCCAATGCCGGTTGTATCGGATGTAATAATGACATTCAAGCCACCGGCGCCGTCAGCGGAGGCGCCGATGAGTTGTGTGTTTATACTATTCGCAACCTCTAGGGTGGTTGGGCCGGCCAAGCCGGCGAGAATGATCGTTTGTTCCGATCCACCATCAACAGTTATCAATAGGGTTTGCGTGTTTGAAGGTGCCGCAAGAAGTGATGTTGCACTTCCAGCCGTCTTATCTGTGAATGTCGCAGTCGCTGGCGCCAGGGCGTCAACAGTGATATTAATATCATTTCCAGAACCGCCAACATTCCAGGTCGGGCCGGCAGTGGTACCCTCGACCGAGGCGGCCGTGGTCGTGGATTGATCCTGCGTATTAAAAATGTTTAACTTAAATTGTGAATTTGCGCCTTCGGATTCAATTGCGGCACTGTTGCCTACAAAAGACGCCTCGCCGCCTGAAATGGTCTTGAGTACTTCGCCACCTAGAGCAATGGAGCCCGAGTTTACATATATAACGGCACCAAGAGTACCTGTCGCGTTTATGGCTGCTGAAGAACTTGGGAATACAAAGATTCCATATGCTCCACCTGCCGTAGACGGAGAGCGAGTTGCATCAGTTCTCCATCCGGAGAGGGCGATACCAGCTCCGTCATTCTCAGGGTTGTCCTCTCCTAAGAGGCGTACCATCGTAATTGGGCCGACATCGGCCTTCAAATAGGCCATGGCGGCGTAAGCTGCATATGTTGGTGCTGTGAGATTTCCATCTCTCCAAACATCCCCAGATGGTCCTTCGCCGGGAATGGGATTTCCAAACACCTGAACGAATTCTGAAGGAGAGCTTACAGAGACTGGGCGCATGGTGGGGCCCATTCTAGTCCTTCCGATAACAACTGGGCCAACTGCCTGCTTGATCGCAGGGAGTTGTGAATTGTCGACTTCACTCAGAAAAATACCCGGTGAAACAAATTTAAATTTCTTAACTGACATCTAAGAGATCTCCTTCTAATGACACAAATTAGATTACTTTATCACATTATAAATAGTTTGCGAAAACACGAAAGTCTCAATAATTATTGATTTGACTAGTTCTTCTTTTTGAAAAATCCAGAGCGGCCCGTAGCGTCTGGAAGAA